CTTGTTTTGCAAAAAGAGATTGATCAAGTCCAGTAACAAAAGATCTATCCTGTAGACCAGGAACATATAGTTCCTTATATTTTCTAAAAAACTCTACAAGAAAAAGATTACTTAAATTAGTTACTACACTATCATCAACATGTGCTGCAGAGGCTGATGTAGTAAATGTAAGTCTATCACTCTCATCACTATTGAACAATGATGTAATTGCACTAAAAGCACGTTTACAATCAAAAAATTGTCTTTTATCTTTACTAGTATAAGTTATTATTTCATTATCAATTTTTAAATATCCATAGCGATCAGGAAATCCAACTGTAGAGTTAACTGCAATAGTAGTATCAAACGCAGTTATTGCTCCATCTAAATTAGTAGATGTAACAAGGTCTTGTTGACGGAAAGAATCATTCTTAATATATTGATCTAAGTTCTCAGCAAGATCAATAGGTGCTCCTTGAGCCTCTTGTGATTTATAATATTGTTCTAAAAATTCTCCAAACAATGGAGACTCAGATCTAATTTGCTCAGGAATCTGGTTAGAGACTACCGAATAAGTTTTTGCTCTTGTTTCTATCATTAGTATGAGTATCCGCCGCTTGACGATGATGTGTTAGCTGTTACTTCAGTAGAACTAAATGTTGTAGATGTTGTATAAGTTGTTGCATAAGAAGTATCGACTTCTTGTACAGTAGATGCTTCAGTATCAGTTATAGTTGAATAAGTTGGAACTCCTCTTACTAAAGGAGATTCACGATCATCTCTTCCGTTAGGGAAACTAGAACTAACAATATAGTTAGATCCAGATACGTCAGCACCAGAAGAAATAGTATCAGAAACCATAGTAACTAAACTGTTACTATTATCTAGTTGCAAATAAAGATCCTGTAATCCAATAACATCATAAGACTTAGGTGTACCACTGATTTGTACCAGTGGTTGATCAGTGCTTAATACAGTAGATGTAATCATCAATGCATTAAGTAATATCTCACCTTTGACATAATCTATTGTTCCAATATTATTTCTAATAATAGCAACTTGATTAGAAGCAAGTAATTTGAATAGAATTACTCTTCCACTCTTTCTGTCTGCATTAGGAATATCAGAAAGATAAACCGTTCCACTTATACCACTTACGGTAAATCCAGAAGATTTGATATTATAACCATTTAATGAATTAACATTGAAAGCATTACCATAACAAAGTTCATATGTTGCTAGATCTGATAAAGCAGGCCTTAAATCTCTTCTCATAGAGATTCTAGTGATATTAGAAGTAATAGCACTGTCAGTTTTATCAATTAAGTTCAATGCTTTAGAGAACTTAAATCGTGCTCCAAAGGTGTTTAATTCACTTGACCTAGCATAAGTATCTAAAGTGCTAATAACCTCTGTTTTAAGAGCATTTACGCTATTTGTAGCATTAGCATTGTAGTATACACTACTATCCATCTCAACAAAGAGATATTTAAGATCTATTATATTTGGAAGGATTCCAGCAACTGTATAACGCTTTAATTTGTTCTTAAGTTCAATTTTTTCAATTTGAGACAAATATTTACCATTTTTTGGTTTTATACTAATAAAGACTCTACCATATTGTGGAGGACTTGTATCCTCACCTCCATAAACAGAAACTGACTCTGTATTAGCATATATTTTGGTAACAATCGCTTTATAATCATCTGCAGTCACTGCACGGTTCTGAGCAGAGTAAACTAAAGGTGCAAATTTCTTAATTGACTGAATTGACTCAATTGTAGCTCCGTTTTCTGCTTTTAATGTTGTTGTAAGTAAAGAAATTCCATCAGTTATCGTAACTCCTGAATTATCTTGTATAATTCCAGTAAATGTAAACGAATTTACGCCATTTGCCTCTTCACCACTAGTAGAAATGTAATTTACAGTTACAAAATTTGAATCTTCAAGTTTTTTTCCAAACTTACCATCTCCAAAGAGTATTTCATACTTTTCATCAGCAACTTCTTGCAATAGGAAGATCAAAGAGTTGTTTGTAACGTCAATAATGTTATTAGTTAACTTATAAATCGTTTTTAGGTTAGTTGCAGTGTTATTTGGTGATACACTTACCTTAATTGTCGAAGTATCGACTCCTTGATTGGGTAAAATGAACTTTTCAGTAGGAACATTGTCTCCAGTCTCCCTATATGTGAAAGTTTTAGTTAAATATGACCCTTCTTTGATTTCAACATCAGTAAAAGTTGCAATATTGTCAACAACAGGTACTGTTATATCATCCATTATTGCAAAACTGTAATTTTCACTTGCAAAAGTGTTAGAAACAGCTACAACTCCTGCTTTTAGTGTTAAAGTTAGAGGTTGAACTGAATATCCAGACGTATCTACGAAGAAACTTACCTTTGCACATGCTGCTTGCTTCGATCTAGGTGTATATCCGACGTTACGAGCTAAAGAAGCAACGTTTTCTCTTAAAGTTGCACTGTCAATGAAGACTTCATTAGCAACCATGTTGCTATTATACGCAGTAATGTAAGAATTATACGCAAGAGTGTCTATTAGGACCGACATATTCGATCCTTCAAAGTCAAAATCGGTAAAATTAGAATTTGCCCTCAAATAATCCTTAATTTGAGTCTTTATTTGGTCAAAATCTAAATTTGTAAACTGAGTTAATGGCATTTATCTAAATGATTCTAATAGAAAGTTGAGTGATTGAGGTTGAGCATCAATCCCAACAATATCATAAACAATTGTCACATCAAATGCGTTAGAATCATAGTAAGGAATGACTTCTACATTCCTTAATTTAACTCTTGGCTCAAAATTATCAATGGTTTCAGTGATTTCTTCACTTATAAGCGATGCCGACGAGGTATCCATCAGTTCAAATAGACTTTCACCTAACCTTGAACCCAATATTGGATTGAAAGGACGTTCTTGAAGGTGTGTAAGTACTAAATTCTTGACAGAGCGAGCTATTGCATTCTCATTCTTCAAGGGAATTACGTCCCTAGTAACAGGATGAGGTGTAAAAGACAGAGAAATGTCCTTAAAAGTACGTGAGACTCGTTGGACAGGCATTTATACGCTAATATTTTTTATTATTTAGCGTGTTTATTAGGATTAAACAGTTCTCCGTCTTGTGCATAAGGATCTTCATCCTCTAAGTTCTGAATTATTGCTCTTTCAAACAGTTCTCCATCAGTTTTTCTTCTTTTTCTAGGTGTCAAATCATCTTCCCATATCTCTCTTAGCATCTTTTCGTGTTGATGAGCTGCTAAATTGTCTAAAAAATCGTTTTGAGCTTCCATTTTAGTTAGAATTCCAACGTGGACCTGTCTTATCTGACGTACTATTTACATTTCTATATTCGCAATCAACTAATTTACCGTTTCTTTCCGCAACATAGATCCTATCATAGCATTCAAAACCATTTTCTTCTAGGAATTTGTCTAATTCTTCACCTGTGTTAGCATTCTCATAGTCTTCTGACTCATCATACTCCGCATATATGAAATCTACGTTCTTTAAATGGTCTCCAGCACTCTTAAGTACCTTTAAATCGTTACCTTGTGTGTCAGTTTTGAGTACATCTACCTTTGTGTAATTTAAATTATCTAATATTGATGCTAAACTAACTGTCTCGACGGTATATACCCTGTCAACGAGGTTTTCAAATCTTCCAATTGGTCTACAAAGAGAACTAGTGCCAGGATCTCCACTAAGTCCGTAGAAATCTTTGTCTCTGGATTGATCGACATCAGAAATAGCAGCTTCAATAAGGTAACATCTATCCCCCGCATCGAGAGTCTCCAAGTGCGAGCAACAAGATTTAAAGTTATTAGGATGTGGTTCGATTCCAATAACATAGACGTTTGGGTCATTACGTAACCATTGGGTGGCATTGGGCATATTAAAAGAGAGACCTACGTCAAAGCGGAGTGTTAATCCGCTTTTAAGTTTCTCATTGATTAAATCATAGTCTATCATCCTTGACCCCTATACCTCTTAGGTGCTTTGTTCCGAGACGAGGCCGCATATTTGGTGTGCTTGCCTCTTCCTTGTCGAGTTTTTTTGGGTCTTGCCTCTACGGTCTCGTTACCGAGTACTCCTTTTGATTTTGCCATAACTTATAGTACCCTTGTTTTTTCATGTCCAACACGTATCCGAGGATCGCACCAAATCTCATAGTCGGCTTCAATAGCATCTAAACAGAAACTTACGTCCTCTCCACACATGTCTTGAACCGCACCACTTTCAAACACTTGCATCTTAGGAGCAAACCAAGGATACTTCATGTTCTCATCTTCAAAGACACCATTCTTAATCATAACCCAACCAAAACCAGTGTAGTCTACGGTGAAAGGTTTCTTACGCTTTGAAATAGTCTCTACGGTTTCATGATTCATGACTCCACCATTCTTACGGAAGTCGTCTTCTTCTAACCAATGTGCAACAGAAGTAGTCTTACCATCTTCAGTCGCATACCATCCAGCAGTGATACGCTTTTCGTCACCTTCAGCAGGAACGGCAAGATCACATAACTGCCAGAACTTCTCTGATGTAAATACGATGTCTGAATCAATCCATAATTGATAGTCAT